TTTGATTTGTGCGTTCGCGGCATCACCATCTGAAATTGTGATAACTTCAAATAAGTCAGAAACTTCACCACCACGTACTTCAGATACTACCATTGGAGACATTGGGGTATCCCATTCTCTAACGAAGTTTGTACCTTCAGAAACATAAAGTTCGGTTAGACTAATACCTCTTACTAAACCTTGTTCGTATGCTGCCTTTAAATAATTTGGATATGTTTCATAAACATACACTGGAATATCTGATTTAGGTTTGTCATATACATCGGTACCTAACACTTTAGTCACATACTTAGATGATGTTGCATCCATTGAACAAGTGAATGATTTTGCACCACTTGTAGAACCTGTTACGTTAATAACAAACTCAGCGAAAGGATTTGTTGACAAATTAGAACCTGAAATATTGAAATTTGTGTTACCTGTGACTTCAAGTAACAATGTTTGTCCTGAATATGACCCTCTTGAACGGAACGCCGCAACAACTTCACCATCATTGGTTAAAGTTGCATCGTACTCGTATCTTGTTACCTCAAATCGGTTAGTTGAACCATTCCATACGAATAAGTAAGAATAAACTTCATTCGAACCGTTATTGAATACGTTAAACCAATTTTTATTCCAAACTGAATCCGCATTTAATTCTCCCGTAAGTGGAGAAACCAATTCTTTAGTTGGGTCTTGAGCCGCAACATCGGTAGCATCCGCCTCACCAATAACAAACCACACACCATCATTACCGGTTACACCGCTAAATTCTGAGTAGATGTAATCGGTTATAGATTGACCATCATATGCAGTTTTACCTGAAAGTTCAGCATATACTGTACTTCCTGTGTAAGTTGCCAATGGAGTTGGGTCCATTGTAATACCTGTTGTGGTACCTGTTGTCATATTTCCAACAACAAAACCACCAAGGGTTTGAATCGCGAAAGTTTTCACTGGTTTATATCCTGTTAATCCAAGGATTCTTGTTACGAATAATTGATTCGATTCTTCAAGGTATGCTTTAGCAACATAAGGTAACTCATATTTTGGGTTACCGGCCCCGTCTTTTGCTGGTGATGAACCTCCAAAGTACAATTTAAACTCATCATAATCTTTAACTAAGATTGGTTCGAAGGCTGGACCTTTTAAGGTTTCACCTACCAAACCTAATGTAGTAACACCTACACTTTGTGCGACGAATGTTAAATCTTTTTCTGATGTATAAACACCTGGAGATACAAATACTCTATTTGAATTTGCCATTTTTAATTGTTTGGTTTATTTATTTTATTTGTTATTCTATAAATATCTTTGATTTTAGCAAAGATTTCGTGAGTTTTTCAAAAAAAGATAATTAAAAATCCTTTTTTATCATTATTTATCTTTATGACAAAAGAGAACTTGAAAAACATCAAAGTCAGTGATAAACATCATGAAATGTTAAAAGATTACTGCGATAAAAACGGATTAAAGATTTACAAGGTTGTCCAAAAATGGATTGAGGAAACCTGTAAACCAAAAAAGAAAGATTTATACGGGGATTAACTTAGGTAAACCACACCAATTTTTGAACCGATAGCGGGTGCTCCGAGTAGTTTAACATTATAGTTACCCGATACTTCAAATCCTGACCCTTCATCTTCAACAAGACCGTTAATGTCTAAACTGACAATACTGTCTATTGGTGATGAGGTTGTGAATATCAAAGTAGAACCATCATACGTAAAAGTTTCATTTGTAACTTGTAATGGTTTACCAAATGTATCAATAAACGTATCGTTTCTACCTTTAAAGTATGTGATGGTTATAACATCATTTTCATCAGGTGGAGACGCGAAGGTTATTTTAGATGTTCCAGGAATGTGGTAATAATCATCATCTCTAACTTGTACAAGACCATTAACCGCAACGGTAAATAGGACATTAATACTTTCACCAACACTAAAAACGGTTTGTAAACCATCGGCGGTGAATGTTGCCACCGTAATATCAATAGTTTTATTAATATATTTTTTCGCAAAGTTGTTACTTGAGATAAATTCGTTCAAAAGGAACATTCTACTGATTGCAGGTTTAACCTCGAATTCCTCGTCGTCAATTAAAAACCCTAACATTGTAAATGTGTAGTTTTGGATATAGAACCTCCTACCATCCAATGTGTCCATTGGTGTATTATCTTCGATTCTGTCCAATATAATTGGAATGTAGTGTCCTTTTACACTTGTGTACGATTGACGTGAAGAGAACTTCTGTAAAACGATTTTATTAAATCTGTTTACGTCCCTAACCTTTGTACAAACAATCGTCACATCGTAAGTGATATCAATCGCCACAGGTTGAGGTATCTTGTATATGTCCGCACCCATTTGAGTTCCGTTCCATGTTGGAACCGATGCATAGAAGAAGTCTCTTCTATCGGGGATTGTTCTTTGAACGACAGGGTTTGTGCCGGGTTGAACATCAGGTCTTCTAATAACCGCCATGAATGGTAGTTTCATATTACCGTCTTCATCCGCAAATGTCCAATTATTTGACATCTCACCCCATCTTTGAATTGTTAGAATTCTCGGGATGATTGGAATTTGGTCACCGTCAGATATAATCTTAAAATGTTCTTTAACAAAATCGAGCATACCTAAGTCAAGGTCCTCGTGTAAAATCGAATCAGGTAAAAAAGTGTCTGACTTGGTTATTCTCTCAAGTAACTCTTTTCTTCTACCGACAATATCGGGTCCGTTCATATCGGATTTAACTCCGTAGACTTGGATGTTATTTTTTCTTTTAGGTACTCCCATGTTTAAATTCCACGAAATTCTGATTCCTGTGCCGGAACACAAAGAATGGTTCTATAATATGGTTTGAATCCAAACATATTATGTTTATTGTCTGAGGTTACTTTACCATCATTTGTAACGGTATAGTATCTAATTCTTTCTTCAGATTCAGGATAACCAATGTAATCTCCGTATCTAATATCTATTTCGAGTTCCTCTAAATGTCTCATATAAACTGAAACTGTCATGTTACCGGGTTCCAAATACCTACCTAAACCACCTTTATATGTTGTATTTTTTGGTTCCTCAATCTTTACCAATGCATTAAACTCAACAGGAGGTAAAAATTTGATTTGGTCTTTACCAACTTCAGCATATACTTCATCGGTATCAGTCTTTTGTCTATCGACACGAAAAACGACCAATTTCATATTCAAATCACCGTGTAAATATTCCTGACCCATTTGGACATTTAAATCAAAATCGGTTTCAGAGAAAAATTTACTAAGTCTTGTTATTGGTAACTTATGTTTCATACTCAATAAATAGTTCCATTATTCATTCTAATTTCTTATATTTAGAATATATGCAGAATAAAATACCCGAGATAGAGGCGAGGGATATCTTATTAAGTTACGAAGGATTCAACAATCAGTTGTTGGATTGGAAAGAAAAGTTTTCTAAAGTTAAAAACTTTCAATTGACTCGACCTCAGGCAGAATACGTCTTGAAATATCATGAGACGGTACCTCGTGTTGCTAAAAAATATCTAAACATTTCTAAGAACTTTGCGAGTACAATTATGGAAAGTAAACACCTCACTTATGTCCCTGAAAAGATATGGTGTGAGAAATTGTTGTGTGAAAGTGATAAGGCATACCACATTTGGGGTAAAGTAGTTGAGACTGAGAAGAACTATTCATTATGGTTACCAAAGTCCGCGATTATTCAAGAAGAAAAGAAATTAAATAGAGAAGTAGATTACTCACCATACTCACACAGAGCACCGATGGAACACCAAAAGGTGGCCATTGAAAAATTACTGGCAAATAACAAGTACATACTTGCTGATGACATGGGTCTTGGTAAAACCACGTCCGCGATTATTGCGGCATTGGAAAGTGGTGCGAAGAAGGTATTGATTATTTGTCCCGCATCTTTGAAGATTAACTGGCAACGTGAAATTGATAACTACTCTGATAAAAAGGTGTTAATTGTTGAGGGTCGTAAATGGGGGTCCACGTTTGATTTTTATATTATCAACTATGACATCATTAAGAACTACCACACGACCGAAAAGTCTGAAGATAGTGAAGCGTATCAATTAATCGTTAAAGAGGGTTTTGACCTTGTTATAATCGACGAGGCACACTATGTTTCAAACCCGACCGCACAAAGAACTAAATTAATTAACGATATCGTTAATAAGATTCCTAAAGTTTGGTTGTTGACAGGTACCCCGATGACATCAAGACCGATAAACTACTATAACCTATTGAAGATTGTTAACTCACCAATCGCACTCAACTGGCAAAGTTTTGTTAGAAGATATTGTGCAGGTTACCAATTTAATGTTGGGGGTAAAAAGATTTGGAACACAAGTGGTGCAAGTAATCTTGATGAGTTGAGGGACATGACTAAGAACATTATTCTTAGAAGAATGAAGACCGATATTCTTGATTTACCTGAAAAGATTATTACACCTGTTTTCTTGGATTTAAAGAGTACATTCTATGATGAGGAATTAGAAGATTTCATGAGAATTTCTAAAGACAATCAAAAGAACGAATCAATCACTGTTACCCTTAATCGTCTGATGAAAATTAGACAGGTTATTGCATATGAAAAGGTACCATATACATGCGAATTGATTGATAAGTTTATTGAACAAGGTAAGAAGGTTATTGTGTTTACAAACTTTACAATGAGTCTCGATATGATTCATGAGAAGTACAAAAAGAACTCCGTTACTCTTGATGGTAGAATGTCAAAAGATAGAAGACAAGAAAGTGTT